GCTGAAGCGGTGGTGCAGCTCAGCCTCAGGCTTCCGAGTCCGAACACCTCACCGAGCGAACCATGAGCCACACCCTGCACCTGGGGGACTGCCTCGACGTGCTGCGCACCATGCCCGACTGCAGCGTGGATGCGGTGGTGACGGATCCGCCCTACTACCGCGTCAAGGACGCGGACTGGGATCGCCAGTGGGACGACCCGGCTGCCTTCCTGGCTTGGCTGGATCAGGTGGCCGAGCAGTGGCAGCGGGTCCTCAAGCCCAATGGGTCGCTTTATTGCTTTGCGTCTCCGCAGATGGCGGCACGGGTTGAGGTGATGCTGGGACAGCGGTTTCAGGTGTTGAACAACATCCGATGGACAAAGGCCCAGGGATGGCACGAGAAGGCCGAGAAGGAGGCGCTTCGCTCCTACCTGTCGCCATGGGAAGCGGTGATTTTTGCCGAGCAGTTCGGTGCGGATGGCGCCGCGATGGGCGGAAGCGGTTACAGCGGCGCTTGCGATGAATTGCGGGGGTTTGTATTTGAGCCGTTGCGTTTATACCTTGACAGCGAGCGCGAAGCGGCTGGCTTCACCGTTCGACAGGTGGCCGAAGCCTTCCAGGCCAAGTCCGGGAGTCGCACAGTTACCGGGATGGCGGGGCATTGGTTCAGCCGTGTTCAGTGGACTCTGCCCACGGCCGAGAATTACGCCTGGCTGCGGGACTTGTTTAACGGTGAGCACCTCCGCCGCGACTACGAGCACCTCCGCCGCGACTACGAGGATCTCCGCCGCCCGTTCAAGGTCACCCGCTTTGATCCGTTCACCGATGTTTGGACCTTCCGCACGGTTCAGGCACGGCCAGGGAAGCATCCATGCGAGAAGCCCCAGGCTCTGCTCCGGCACATCATCATCAGCAGCACCAGGCCCGGCGCCGTGGTGCTCGACTCGTTTGCCGGTAGCGGGGCAACGGGCCAAGCCTGTCTTGCCTTGGGCCGGGAGTTCATCGGCATTGAGCGCTGTCCCCACTGGCACCGCGTCGGGACGCAATCCCTTAAGGCAATTCAACCCGACCTGTTTTCTCTTGCTGCCTGACCGTCCCTGTCGCGACCGCCACGAAAGCGGGAAAACTCAGCCAGCAGGCATAGAAGGCGAAGGTGCGGCAGCAGATCAGCCATCCGACCGATAAGGGCGATCTGCCGTCTTTCCGTCATCCCCGGCTGGCGGAGTGCATGGCTGATCTTGACCTCGTGGCGGACTGCTGGGATCTGCTGCGGGGTGATGCCAAGCCGCGGCACCTTCCAAAGGAAGGCGGCGAGCCGAAGGACGCCTATCAGGCCCGCCTCAAGCGCAGCAGCTACCCGTCGTTCTTCCGCGATGGCGTCGGCGCTTTCGCGGGGGTGCTCAGCCGCTACCAGCTTCGAGGGGTGCAGAAAGGGCTTCTGGACGCCTCCGCCGACATTGACGGCGAGGGCAACAGCCTCAAGGCCTGGGGCCTCGGCGCCGATGCCCTGGTGCTCCGCGATGGCGGTTGCCTGCTGATGGCCGACATGCCGCCGGGGGTGCCCGAGAGCAGGGCCGCCGAGCTGGCCCAGGGCCGCCGGCCGGTGTTCAGCGTGGCCGAGCGCCGCAACGTCCTCAACTGGAAGACAGCAAAGGTGGGCCGCAAGCGTGTGCCGATCGCTGTCACGGTTCTGGAGTGGCACGAGGTTGAGGACGGCGATTACGGCTTGAAGCTGGAGCCCCGCTATCGCGTGATGCGGGGAGGTGAATGGCGCCTGCTCAAGATCAAGGGCGACGGCGGCAAGGGGGCCGCCGGCAACTACGAGGTGGAGGTGGCCACCGATGAGCAGGGCCGCCCGCAGAAGGGCACCTTCACCGGCGCCAACGACCAGCCGCTGCAGTACCCGCCGGTGGTCTGGTATGGCGCCACCCGCGATAGCTTCGGGGAAGGCGGGCTGCCGCTGCTGTCGCTGGCAAACCTCACCCTGGACTGGTTCCGCGAGTACAGCGACCTGAAGGAGCTCCTGCACCGCTGCGCCCTGCCGGTCACGGTGCTCAAGGACGCCGGCCGGGCACCGGGGCAACCGCTGACGCTGGGGCCTAACTCCTTGGTGGAGATCAAGGATCCCAACGGCTCGCTTTCGTTCGCCGAACCCTCCGGCGGCAGCCTCGACAAGCATCTGCAACATCTGCAGGAGATCGAGAAGCTGATTGATCGCTCCACCCTGTCGTTCCTGTTCAGCGGCAGCAGCAACCGCACCGCCACGCAGGCCGAACTGGAGGGGGCCCAACTGCAGGCCACCATCACGGCGATGGCAGAGAGCAAGTCCAGCGCCTGGGAGTCCCTGTTTCAGCTCTGGGGCCAGTTCACCGGCGAGATGCCCCAGGCCGGCGCCGGGCTCGATCTACTGCCAGGCGTCACCGATAAGCCCGTGGATGACGCCCTGCTCACCCTCGCCGGCACCCTTTATGACAAGGGCCTCCTCATGCGCGAGACGGTCACGCACCTGGCGCAAAAGCGCGGCATGCTCCGCCCCGGTGCTGATGGCAAGAAGGAGGCCGCCGAACTGGCCGCCGAGGATGCCCGCCAGCAAGCCCTCAACAACCCGCCGGTGCCGGGCCCCAATGACCTCGCAGGCGATGGCGTGGACGCCCAAGGGTTGCCGCTGAACTGACGGGAAAACTGCGGCAGAGACTGCCGTAGCCATGCCCCGAGGAACCCGCCGAACGTCCTATGTGCGGGACAACCGCGGACGTTTCGCGAGCACGCCAGGCGGTGGCGCCCCCAAGCGACCGCCGGCCAAGCGGGCCAGCCGCGGCACCAATCGCCTGACGCGGGACAACTCGGGGCGCATCACCAGCGTGGGCGGCAACGGCGCCACAGCCCGCGGGGGACGGCTGCGCACCGGGGCGGGGAACCTCAGGGCCAGGCAGACCGATCGCCTCAAGGGGGCGCCTCAGGGGGTGCTGAGCAGGGGAGGGAAAGCGCGGGGGAAGGTGGCCATGAAGCCGGTGGGGTGGATGCAGTCACCAGAGGCCAGGAAGGACCGCGCCGATCCCATGGTGGCGGGGCACCGCAAGGACCAGGCAAAGCGGCTACGAGCCCTCCCCAAGGCGGCGCAGAGGGCGATACGGCTTGAGCGAATGAACTACGGGGGCACCGGGGTTAATCGCATGAGCGCTATGCGAGACATTGCAGAAGGTCGGGTTATTTTGATGGGCAATGTAGGCAAGCGAAAGAACAAGCGATCAGCCGGCGAGGTTCAAGCGATTGCTCAACAAATGAACCGATCAGCCACCCGCCTGAAGGCCGGCATGGCGACGGGCAGCAGGGGGCGGATGAAGTACAACCCCAGGGCCGTGGAGGCAAGCGGAAAGGGCACCGCTGCCAGAAAGATCCGCGGGGCTCGCGTTGGTGGGGTGGCGCGGAAGGGCAAGGCAGCGCCAGCAAAGCCCGCCGGCAAACAGAGAAAGCCGCTAACAAAAGAAAGAATTAGCGCGGCTAAGGGCAAGATCACTGCCAAATTAACTGCCGTTTTGGATGAAATCAGGAAAGTTGAAAACGCCAAGAATCGCGATAACACCCCAGCCTCAGGCGGCTTTAGCCCCCGCTACCTTAAACTGATCGCAAGAGGGCAAAAGGCTGATAAGCAACTGGAATCACTAAAAAGAGCCTCAAAAAGGCTTAAGCAAATTGAACTAAGCTACGATCCCGCAAAGTATGGCTATGGTCGCGGCACAGATCAGCGCAAGTCTCTTGCGACTGAGATCCGCAACGCTCGCAAGCAGCTCACGACACTGCAACGCGAAGAAGCTACAGCAAAAAAAGTGTATGAAGCTGATCCTGTTGTTAGATTCGGCCTATGGGGAGAGATTGGCCAAAACAGAAGGCAATCGCGTAAGGCAAAAGAAAGAAACTCTAATGCAGCGATGAACAGGGTTGATAGGTATATTGGCGCAGGGATTGCAGTAAGGCAGCAGCAAAACGCAATCAAGCAGCTAAGAGATAAAGCAAAGCGGCAAACACAGGAGACAAACAAGCGCCAGAAGCCCCGCAAGCCCTAACCCATGGCCACCATCGGCGACCAACAGCTCCAACTGGCCGACGACTACGCCGCCGCGTTGGACACCCTGGCCGATCGCTCGGTCAGCAACACGCAGGCGGCCCTGCGCCGGTCCCTGGCCCGCACCCTGCGGGATCTGCGTCGGTTCTACGGGCAGTTCGTGGACCCCGAGCTTCCCGACCAGCAGAGCGCCGATGGTGTGACGCGCCGGCCGGGCTCCTACTCGATCGCCGATGGCTCCGCCAAGTTCCGGCGCCTCCTGGAACTGGCCCAGGCCTTCGCGTCGGATCGGGAGCTCCAATGGCTCCAGAACCGCTACCGCGAGGACTTCGCCGAGGCGGTGGCCCTCGGCGGCGACCTGGGCCAACAGCTCGCGCAGACCGCCAACCCTGACGCCACGGCACAGAGCACGTTCGTGGGCGCCAGCAGGGCCGCCGTGGAGGCCGCCGCCAGCACCGCATCGGCCTACATCCGGGGCGAGGTGGAGAGCTTCCGCGACAACATCGCCCGGATCGTCACCGATGGCATCGGCCGCGGGAAGGGGCCCCGCGTGCTGGAGGGGGAGATCAGGACCGCCCTCCAGGGGGCCCGCGATCCGCAGGGGCTGAACAACCGGCTGGGCCTGGAGCAGCGGGCCGAGCTGATCGCCCGCAGCGAACTCGCCAACGCCTACGTGGGGGCCCAGAAGGCCGCCGCCGCCCGCAACGGGTTTAGCTACGCCCGGTGGATCGCCACCAAGGATGAGCGGACCTGTCCGGTGTGTGCCTCGCGCCATGGCCGGATCTACCGACTGGACGAGATCGTGGCGCCGGGGCATCCTCGCTGCCGGTGCAGCCTCTCCCCCGTGGCCACCGAAGCCGTGGAGGAGCCCGATCCCACCCTGCGGGCCGCCCTGCTGCGCGAGGCCTACTGGGAGCGGGCCCGCGAGGACGCCGCCCGAGAGTTTGCCGCAGGCAAGGGATGGCCGTTTGCCCGTGCCTCTCAGGTGTTGGAGGAGGCCGTGCGCAAGCCCTCCCCCAGCGAGCGACGGCAGTATCCCGACATTGAGCGGGCGCCGGTGCCGGTGGGGTAGGGGCGTCTCGCCCGTCCCGTTACTGGGATCCCAGCCACGGGAAAACTAGGGCAACCAGCCTGAATCGCTGCCAAAAGCATGGCTGAACGCACCTACCAATGCCGCCGGCTCCGCAACTGCCGGGCCTGGGTGGGCGAAAGCGCCATTGAGTGGGTAGAGCAGTCCAACGGGGCCACGCGCCCCTACTGCCAGCCGGGCATGTGCCCTAACAACAAGCGCAACGACACCTCAGAGGAGCTGTTGGCCCTGCAGCTCGATGCCCGCAGGCTCAGGGCTGAGGTGCGCGATGCCAAGGCCTCGGCAGAAAGGGCTCTGGCCAAACTGGAGACGGTGCAGGATGCGCTGACCACAGCCCTGGAGATCAGGGACATTTTTGATCAGGGAACCATCGAGCTGCCGGAAGATCCAGACAAGGAAGAGGCGGCGCCAATCTTGATGATTAGCGACATTCACTGCGGCATGGTGGTGAAGCCGCAAATTGTGAACGAACTGAACGAGTTCAACCCTGATATTTTCGACGACCGGCTTGATGCGGTGTTCCGCAATGCCCTCAAGATCATCAACGGCCAACGCAACACCATGGCCATCCGCGAAGGGGTCGTATGGTTCGGCGGCGACATGATCGAGGGAGAACTGCACAATGACGCCGTTCAGAATCAGACGCTGACACCAACTCAGCAGATCATCCGGTGCCAGCTTGCCCTGGTGCGGGGGCTTGACTTCCTGTTGGCTCACTCTGATCTGGAGCGGATCATGGTGCCCTGCAACGACGGCAACCATGACAGGCTGACGAAGAAGATGCAGTCGAATCACAGTGAGAACTCGTTTGCAAACCTGATGTATCACAACTTGCGGCGCCACTACAGGGACGAGCCGCGCTTGGTGTGGCGGATCGCCGATTCGGATTGCCTGTACATGGATGTCTACAACAAGCGACTACGCTTCTTCCATGGTGATTCAGTGAAATACAACGGCGGTGCAGCGGGGCCGCTGTGGAATGTAGACAAGCACTGTAAAAACTTGGATCAAAGCATCCCAGCCGACAACACATTCCACGGCCACTTCCATACCCTGTCATTTGGAAGGGCTACCAGCAACGGCAGCCTTCCGGGGTGCGCCCCGTATGGCCACCGCCAGGGCTACAGGCCCGAGCGTCCGCAGCAGGGGATGAGGTTCCTGCACAGCCGCTTGGGTTTCGTTGGTTCATTCCCTGTCTTCACGGACTGACCAGGGCAAGCCGGGAAAACTCCTGCAGTAGCAGCGTTTCCAGTGGCGGGCGGTAGCAGGGGCAGGCGGACCTACGCCAGGGACAACCGGGGGCGCTTCGCCAGCACCGGCACCGCTCGAACCCGCCCCGCCCCCAAGAAGGCGGCCACCAGTGGTCCGAACCGCCTCACCCGCGACAACTCCGGCCGGATCGTTGGGGTCGGCAAGAACGGGGCGACCGCACGAGGAGGGAGGCTCCGCACTGGGGCAGGGAACCAGCGGGCAACGCAGACGGCAAGGCTGAAGCGGGCCCCGATGGCGGGAGTCGTCAGCAGGAGCGGCAAGGCGCGGGCAGTGGCCACCCCACGGGTTCCCTCACGCATCGCCAACCGCTCAGCGGCGGACCAGGCGCAGCGGGACAAGCTGGCCAAGCAGTGGAAGACCGTTGAGAAGCCCGCTCGCAGGGCTGACGCCACTGCTAGGGCAAACGTTGGCGTGGCTGCGACCGTTCCCAGTTATCCCCGGCTGACCAGGGCCAGCAAGATCCGCGGGGATGCCCGCTTTGTTCGGGAGAACGTCTACGACCAAGTGGAGCGGCTGATGCGCAGCCCCAGCCGCGGCAAGAACAAGCTCACCCCCCAGCAGCGGGCGCAGATCGTTGCCGACGCCGTGGGTAGCGCTCGCAGCCTGAGGGCTCGGGCGGCAATGACCACGCCGCGGCGCTCAACCCTCAAGGCCCGCGCCGCTCGCCCTGGCGGCACCATCGCCAAACCGAAGGGCCTCAAGCCGGGGGCGATCAAGCCCAAGACCACCCCCAAGCCCAAGGCCCCCCGCAGCCCCGCCACAAGCCGCCTCAGGCCTGGGGAGTTGATGAACGCGGTGGCGCGGCCGGTGAACACGATGGCGAAGCCGAGGAAAGGGCGGAATCCGTATCAGGCTGGCATTGCAAACATGGAGTACCAAGTATCAGCCACGAATGATGACAAAAAGGCTCGACTCGCCAACGCGCAAGCGACTAAGGCAATGTTTGAAGGCCAAGGACTATCTGTGAAATACAACAGCGGTCGCGGCAGCAGCACGGTCGCAAGTTACAACCCTGCCACAAAGCAAATGACCATTAACAGGTCGCACACTAGCTGGGTTAATCCGGCTGCGGCTGCAATCAAAGAGCGCAGGAGAGGGGCAAAATCAAGCTCTGCGCCTATGCACACCTTTTTCCATGAAATGGGGCACGCAAGGGACAAGAATCTGTTGTCTCGATCTACGCCGTTTGGTCAGTTCTGGGTGTTGGCCACGCAGAAAGGGCCAAGCCAAGAAGCCAGGGCGGCAAGGGGCAATCAGATGGCTCGGCTCGCCCGCCGCGTCAGCCGCTACGCCACCACCAACCCCTCCGAGTTCATTGCCGAAACCTACGCCGGCCTCAAGACCGGCCGCCGCTACGACTTCCAGGTGATGCGTGCCTACCGCGAAGCCATGGGCCTCTCGCCGAACCCTGCCCCCCGCCGCCGCAGCCGCCTCAGAAGACCCAAGCCGTGACGGGAAAAGGACTGGCGTTTACGGGATTGGCATCATGCGGAAAAATCCCCGCATCCGAGCCGTAGACACCGGCATGAGCCAGCTCTCCCTGATGGGCAAGCCCAAGAAGCTCAAGCGCTACAAGCCCGTCAAGTAATGCAGCGCTCCGGCTCAAACACCGGAAATCCCGTTGTTTCACCACCACCACCCATGCCCACCCGCAGCCCCACCCTCCGCCTCCTGCAGGCCCTGTCCGTCGCCGCCCTCCGCCGCGATGCTGCCGCCGCTCAGCAGGGCCTGCGGATGCTGGCCACCGTCACCGATGACCACGAGGGAGAGCAGATCCTGCGGCTGCTGAGCAACAGCCTCGACCCACAGGGCCGGTTCTGGTTCGGCAGCCTCCACGGGCCCCGCGTGGGCCTGGAGGATCCGGCTGCTGCGGGAAAACTCACGGCAGCCTGAGCGCGTCCTGATCCATGGCCACCCTGCCGACCCTTGACCCGCTCTGGCGCCCCACTGCCACCAGCACCCGCAACGATCGCGACCTGATCCGCACCTACATCGGCTGGCCAGCCACCGATGGCAGCCTGACGGAGCTGATCCAGCAGATGAACACGGTCGCCGCGCTGGCGCCCTCCGCCGTGACGCAGATTCAGGGGTGGGTGGATGAGATCGCGAACCTGGAGGAAACGCAGGCCGACGCGATCGATGCAGGCACCGCCCACCTGGGGAACGCTGAGGAATACGACGGGCCGATCCCCGGCACCTCCCCCACGCGGGCCCAGCAGCTCAGCCAGGCCGGCAAACTCTCGTGGGATACCTCCCTGCTCAAGGCCCGGTATCGCTTCGGCAGCGGCGCCAGGGCCACGGCGCAGGGGCAACGGGATGAGCGGATCGAGCTACTGACCAACCGCATCGCCAATGCCCTCAACTGCCGGCGCATGGCACCGCAGGGTGCGGCCGGTGGCGGCGGGATGCTGCTGCGGAGCTGAGTAGGGGGACGCGGGAAAACTGCGGCAGTCACCCAGAGAAGCCAATGCCAGCAGGTGGAATGCCCTACGGGGGAAGCATGTTCGGCGGGATGCCCGCCAAGCCCGCCAAGGCCGGAAAGAAGGCCGCCAAACCCAAGGGCAAGGCCAAGGGCGGCAAGAAGGCCAAGCCGATGAAGTGAGGCCTAGGGCCACGGGAAAACTGCAGCAGTAGACCCCGATCCCATGGCCCGCGGCGGCAGCAGAGGCAGGCGCTCCAACTACGTGCGCGACAACAGCGGGCGCTTCGCCTCGACTCCCGGCGGCGGCCCTCCGAAGCGCAGCACGCCCGCCTCTCGCCGCGCAGCCAGGCCCACGGTCACCGGCGGCACCCTCGGGGCCCGCGGGAGTCTTCGCCGCAGCCGCGCCAAGCTGGCTGGCAAGAACCCGGCCGATCGCAGCCTGCAGGGCACGCTGAGCCTGCGGGCCCAGAAGGGGGCCGTCACCAGGGGCGCCAACCGCCTCGGCAAGGCGCGGGTGGCCTCCACGGTGCGGATGGCGGCGCGGGCGGGGGTGATTCGAGGTGGACGGAAGGTTGCGGCAGGGCCGGTGGCGGCGCCCAAGGACTACAAGCGGGGGAGGTCGGCGGCGCTGGGCTACAAGCCGAAGGCCGATGGGACGCGGCCCGCAACCAGTGGCGCTCGGGTGCTTAGCGCAAGGCTCAACGCCTCTCAGCGGAAAAAGGCGGCCGAGGCAAGGCAGCGTTACGGGGTCCGCAGCACGGCGCAACGTGCCCGCACAAGGGCCGGCAGCTACGACCCAGCCAAGCAGGGCGGTGGCCGCGTCACGTTCAGGAGCAGGCTTGCGGCCAAAAAAGCCTATTTAATGCGAGCTGTGGCTACAAAAAACATTGCAAATAGGAAAGCATCAGACTTTACCAGTGGACTTGAATATCAAGGATCATTGAAAGCCAAGTCTGCAACGGTTTCTCAAGGCAACCTATTGACCGGCGACACTGAGCGGATCAAAAGGGTAAGGGTTCGATCGGCTTCCCCTAAGTCGGCAATCATGGGAGTCCTGAAAAGGGAAGCGGCTAAAAGCGGCAGGCCGATGGCGCCAAGGAAGCCTGTAACCCCCAGGGCGCCAAGATATGCCTACAAAAAGATCAACAGGGCAAACGCCAACCTTGATAGAGCAAGCAAGGCAATAAATAAACTTGAGAAACGTCTTGAGAAAAGCAATACGCCCAAGAGTCAAAAGGCTTTAGCGAAAGCCCGCAAAAGCGCTGCAGTTGCCTTTAAGGCAAGAAGGCTGCTCAACAGGGAGCCAAGCCGATTTTACGGAAGGGGTTCTGGTCGCCGAGTCAAATCCGGCGCCCCTCGCCCCTCCGGCACGATCGCCAAGCCCCGTGGCCTGAAGCCCGGCGCCATCGCCGCCAGGAAAGCCAAGGCAGCCGCCTCCGGCGCACGGGCCGCCAGGGCAACCACCAACTACAACCGGGCCCAGAAGGCGGCCCTAGAGGCGCAGCAGCGCCTCAACCGGCGGCGCTCGCCTAAGAATCAAGCCGCCGCCGACAGGGCCCAGAAGACCCTCAGGACCGCCGCCCGCGCCTATCGGATCCTCGTGGGTCTCGGGGGCGAGAAGATGGCCACCCCCCGCAAGCCCAGCCCCAAGGGCGCAGGGCCCCGGATGAAGGCCGCACGGCCGGCGGGGACGGTGGCGAAGCCGAAGGGGGTGAAGGTGGAGGCGCTGGCCAAGGAAGCTGGCAAGCCTGGCAAGCGTCTAGGCCGCGTTGCCGGACCACTGCCTGTGGATGGCGTAAGAAGGCGTGGTGAAACCACAAGGAATCGATCAGATGTATCTGGCGCAGTTGCGGACATAAAGGCGCTAGGTCTACCCATTTACAAGCCCAGAACGGCTAGATCTCCAGGCCAGGAAGGCATCCGAGTCCGCAAGGGGCCAAGGGCTGGGACCGTGGGGATCATTGCTCACACGCTGGAAGCCTTTGACAGGGCTCTTGCCCTGGTTAAAAAGCAAGGCGGAGAAATCCTGTATCAGAACAAACAAGGGCAAGCCTTCACCTTCAGGAATCCCCGCAGGCCGAAGCCCTAACCCATGGCCACCCCCTTCGCCGACTTCGCAAACCTCCGCCTCCTCTGGCGGCGCCCCACCGCAGCGGCCACCAGCCTGCGGGAAGGGCTGCAGCGGGCCACCGATTTGGTGGTGATCGAGGCCTTTGCCGAAGTGCAGGGCCCCGGCGGTGAACAACCCTCCGGCGGGCGCTCCATCGGCTCGGGCAGCATCGAGGGCAACATCACCCGCTGGGCCGTGGTGCCCTCCGGTGCCAACTGGCTGGACGCGGGAACCGCCTGGAGTTGGACCGACACCGGCCTGCGGCCCACGGGGTTCCCCCGCGGCGAGAAGCTGGAGGCCTTCATGGGCGACCTGGCCAGCCTGCCGACCACCACCGAAGCGGAGCGCGGCTGGGTCACGATCGCCACCCTCTCAGGCGTCGGCGGCATTGATGCCCTGATCCGCGTTGAAGCCGGCGATGAGTTCACCGGCACCTTCGCGGCCGGCCGATGAAGCTTGCCACCAGGGCCACCGTGCGGGTCAACCCGGCCACCCTCAGCCGTGCGCAGCGGGCCTCCGAGGCAGCGGCGCGGATCGTGTTCCCAGAGCTCAACAGCGCCTTTCAAGATGCCCTGGGCTCTAAGGTGTGGCCGTGGCCGCGGGTGACGATGCGCGGGGGAACCTTCCGCCGTGATGGCAGCCGCACCAAGGGTCGGCCGGTGGGCTCGCCTCGCAACATCGTGGACTTGGGCACCCTGCGGGCCAGCAACAGCTTCCAGATCACCGGCAACCTCTGCACCTTCCGCTGGGCCGTGGGCTATGCCACGGCGGTTCACTACGGCGCCAACATCCATCCTTGGGGTGACAAGACCCGCCCCCTCGTCAACCTGCCCGCCAGGCCCTGGACTGATGCGGTGCTCGGAACCATCAGAATCCCCGGCCTGGAGCCCTATGACTACCGCGAGCAATTCCAGGCATCATTCATCCAGGCCTGGCGCAAACTGCAGTGAGCTTTGATCTTCTCCCCTGGGAAACAGCGCCCCAGGCCCCTGAGCAGCCGACCGCCACGATCGAGTGGAACGGCGGCGAGCTGGTGCTCCCCCGACTGGGCTACCTCACGGTGGACGAGCTGAACAGCATCCGCGAGATCGATCCGCAGAACGCGCTCTATCGCCTGATCACCGCCGCCGCCGTGGCCCTCAGCCAGGCCGCAACCGATCGCACCGCCCACTGGTGCTATGGCCTGCTCACCCGGCTTCTGGCGCAGGACATTGGCGCCAACGCCGGCCGGATGAGCACCGAGGAGGAGTCGCTACAGGTTGTGCATGCCGAGATCATCGGCCCGTTCTTGGAGCAGGCCAGGGCGATCCGCAACCGTGTCACGATCCGGTCTGTGACCGTGATCCTGCAGCGGATCAAGCCAGCGTGGAGCGATGAGCAGACCCGCCGCCTGCCGGGCGCCCTGCAGGAGATCCTGCACGCCTTTGAGCAGGAGGAGGAGCGGGCTGGCGCTGGCCTGAAGACCGACCCCGCGGCCGAAATGCGGGCGCTGGAGGAGGCGCTGGGAAAGTTGCAGGAGGTCAGCGACTCGATTGCGACCGCCCCGACTGGCCCCGCGCCTACTGGGAATGCCGCAGACTCTGGCCCGGCGCCGCCGAGTTCAGCCGCGAGCGCTTCGGCAAGCTCCCCGGCGGCTATGTCCTCCAGGCGCTACAGGAGGGTTACGCAGCCGAGCGAGAGAGGCTTCACCGCGAAGAACAGAGCACCGCGCAGATCGCCCTGATCCTCGCCGAGGCCAACCGCAACCGCGAAGCTCGGCCCGAGCCCTACAGCCTGCGGGAGTTCACCTTCTGGTCTGATGTGGCAGAAGCCCCCAGGCCCCCGAGCGAGGCCGGCGCCGCCCTGCTGGAACTGCTGGAGCGGAACCTCCTGCCGGGGTTCGTGTTGGATGGCCCGTGGCTGGCCGATCTGGAGGCCCAGGCCCGAGGCGTCACCCCACCGCCGCGGCTGTGCTGGGCGGCCGAGGATGCCATCCTGCTGGCCCCCTACCGGGTGGATGCGAGCCACTGGGGCGGGTTCCTGGTGGCTCAGGCCAGCGCCGTGGGCCGGGTGCGGGAGTTCGCGTCGGAGGCCGGCGAGGTCGTGGCGCTGCGGGTGCCGTCTGATGCAGTGCAGGGGCGGGCGTTTGCCGCTGCGCAGGCCGGCGCGGTGCTGGTGATGGCGAGCCGGGAAAACTCCGGGTAGAGAACCCACCCCTGGCCATGCCCTCGACCGTTGACTACGCCGCCGCGCTTGACATTCAGCACTTCATCGTCCCGATGCGGCTCGCGTCGGTCGCACTGGAGGACGCCGCAACTGCCGCCGCCAACAACGGCGCCAACCTCAGCGCCTGGCTGAACACCGCCAACGCGATCAGCGGCACCGGCAGCGTGAGCACCAGCGGGCAGGCCTCCACCTTCCAGTTGCTGGTGAACAGCGCGGTTCGCACCGTCACTAACGCGGCGCTCGCCTCCAACGTGGTGACCCTGACCCTCACCGCCGCCGCTGGCGTGGCTGTTGGCAAGCAGATCACCGTCGCAGCCCTCCCGAGCCCCTTCGCGAGCTGCAACGGCACCTTCACCGTGACGGCGGTTACCACCGTCTCGCCGTTCACCGTGAGCTACGCCCTCACCGGCACCAACATCAGCTCCGCCTCGGTTGCCGCTGGCACCGTGACCACGGGCATCTACCCCCTGGACGGCACCGGCGACCCGATCCAGCTCCTCAACGTCACCGGCGCCCCCCTTTCAACCCAGGAGGGCGACGAGAAGGTGCTCACCCACGATCAGGTGACCCGCGGCGCGTCAATCTCCATCGGCATCAACACCGACTCCTCCATTGCCTTTAAGGGCATGACGGTCCACAAGTCCGTGGATCACAAGATCATGGAGGTCATCCGTCAGCTTGGCGTGGCCGAGAAGCTGGCCGTCAAGTATTTGCGGGTGGGCCCCGGTGGCACCACGGAGAAGAAGCTCTGCTATGGCCGGATCACCTCCAAGCAGGAGGAGGGCGACGCGGGCGCCCTGGTGAAGTACGGCGCCAGCCTGATGGTGCTGGGCCAGGTTCACAACATCTTCGACAACGCCTGATCGGGTGGACATTGACGGTCTCCTGCATGTGGTGACCGCAGACAGCCGACCGGGGCAGCGCCTATGGCGCATCTGCTCCGGCGGCTCCTGCGTGGCGCATCGCAACCTGCAGCGGCTGATGGAGGCCTACCGGGCGCTCCTGATCAGCCAGGGGCGAGAGGTTGGGGACGAGTGAGCACAAAAAAGCCCAGGGGCTCTCACCTCCCTGGGCCGTCTCAGGTATCCCTCAGGCAGTGTAGATCAGGACAGGGGCCGTTGGCCGTCCCCTGATTCCTTGCGCCCCTGCCAGATCAGCCGGGCATCGTCGGGGCTCAGCCGCGCCTCGCACTCGAAGACCACGATCGGCGGCGGGGTGAGCGTGCGCGGGCCTGGCGAGGTGCGCCGGGCGCAGTCGTCGCAGCCCTCGCGCCAGTACCACTCGCCGTCTTCCTGCTCACCCACGCCGGGGCAGCGCTCTATGTCCATGGGCAGGGCAAGCGTGCTCACGACTCCAGCTCCATCAGCATCAACTCCAGACGCGCCAGCGCGTTCCAGGCCAGGTGCGCGGCGTGCAGCATCTGGCTTTCGCCGTCGCATTCCACCCCTTGGCTTTCGGCCAGCCAGTGACGGAGCATCGCTTCTGAATACCGCTCCACCCCATTGGGCACGGAGCGCCAGCCGTTGGGGGTGTACTTGATCGCGCCATAGGTGCCGACGTGCGACACGGCCATCAGCGCCCGACTAAATCCGCCCATCACCAAGGCGGGACGTGGTTTCAAGGCATCAAGCTTGGCGCCGGGTTCGTGCTGGTCCCGGCCGGTTGGATCGTGGTCGCTCATACCCTCCCCTCCCCCGTGGCCCGGCAGCCCCGGTGCTGATCGCCGAACCGCCGCCCGCGAGCCTCCAGGCCCCGCAGCGGCACCGGCATGGGGAGGATCTCCGTGGCTCCGCAGTGCTCACACCGGAACACCGGCGGCTGGGCGATCAGATCCACAACGACGTGATCAAGCGGCATCGGGATCCCCCACGATCATCCGGCGGAGCGTGGCCAAGGCAATGGCGTTGCTGCCGCCTTCCTTGACGCCTTCGCTCACCAGCGAAATCAGCAGCAGGGTTCGCTGTCGCTCCAGCTCCCTGCCCTGCCTGATCGCCTCCTCTCGATCGGCCTCGCTGCGCCGTGCTGCATCGCCATAGGCCGTTTCCATGGCCTCGGCGCAGCTCTGCCTGATCGCTGCGACTTCGGCCGCTTCGGCAGTCATGGCCTCCATCTCCTGCTGCAGGGCGTCAAGCTGCTGTCGCACGAGATCCAGAACCGCGCTCATGCGGCCTCCTGCAGCACGCTGATCCAGACCGTTCCCAGGTCAAGCAGGGGCAGGATCCGATCGCGCAGATCCTGGTTGTGGAGGCGGATGCAGCCCAGCGTTGGGTGGAGCGCCTGCCGTGGGCTCCAGGCCCCCGGCCAGCCGCAGGCCGATCCGCCGCCATGAACCATGATCCCGTCCCGGTAGGGCTTGCTGGTGGGCCCCTCCTGCCCCTCCAAGCCCTCCAGATCAAACGAATACCAGCCGTAGGCGCGGCGGTCGGGGGTGAAGTTCGCGGCCGGATCCTGCTCATAGTCCCGGTAGACCTTGCCGATCCGGTAGAGGCCCGGTGGGGTGTCGGTGCCGGTGCGGTTCCACTCGGCCTCCTTGCCCTGCCCGCGGCAGAGACAGGGGATCCGCCACAGCCGGCGCCCGTCATGGCTCCAGGCCGTGAGGGTTTCGTTCACGTCGTTGGCGATCAGGTGGTGATCACCGGGCTTGAGGGTGGGGCGGAGCTTGGGGCCCACCATCCCCGGCGGCCAGGTCGGTGGGCCATCGGGAGCGGGGCCGCCGGGCGGGCGTGGTGGCATGGCGGTCGTGACAGGGGCAGGAGCACCCGAGAGGAACAGGGCCACCTCCGCAGCCCGGCGCCGCGTCAGCCCCTCCATGACCCCGCCGCCGCCCTTGTTCCAGCGGGGCAGCTCAGCCCGCACCACCACGTCGGGATCCTCCCCGGCCAGCAGCCGCCGCCGCAGGGTGGAGCCTTCCAGTGCGCCGGTGCCCACGTTGAAGGCGAACGAGATCAGGGCCGCCTGGCGCTTTGCAGTCCACCCCCCGGCCATCGGCAGCAGCCGGAACACCTCCGCCGCGAAGCGGCTCAGGTCAACCGTCAGCAGGGCCTCGGCGAGCGCCTGGGAGATCGTGGCGCCGGGGACCACTTCGGGGCCGGTGTGCCCGTAGCCGATCGTCCACGGGTCACCGCCGGTGCCGGGGTCGGGGTAGGCGGTGAGGCGGCACCCCTCGAACTGCGCAACGATCCGCCGGGCCGGGGCCAGCCACTGGGGATCAGGTGGGTTGGTGCTCATCAGAGAGGCCATTCGGAGACGACACGCCAGCCCTCGGCCTGCAACCGGGCCACCTCGGCGGCCACTTCGGCGGGGGCAACATCCACCACCAACGGCCTGCCGTCCTGACCGGGCGGGGGAGCAGTGGGCTCCTCGCAGATCAGGCGGATCAGGCCGCAGGTCATCGCCGCAACCCTTGGCGGATCGCCCAGGCCGTGGCCGCCTTCTGGGCGTACCAGGACTGCAGCAGGAGCTTCGCGAAGTTGCGGAGCGTCTGCACGTCGCTGATCTCGTCCAGCAGGCGGCTATGGCGCTCCACCTCGAAGGCTTGCGCGGCGCTGAGCTCCATCCCTGCGGGGTCCGCAGGGAGGAAGCCGGCAACAGGATCGGGGGCTGGCATGGCCTGAGGATAGCTATCCCAATCCAGACGGGCACCAGAGCGGCGGCGCCGATCTGACCGTGGGCCGTGACGGGAAAACTGCCGCAGAGGATCCACCGCCGAACCGCCATGCCCCGAGGTCGCCGCACCAGTTACACCCGCGACAATCGCGGCCGGTTCGCCAGTTCGCCCAACGGCGGGGCCCCGAAGCGGAGCACCCCAGCAACCCGGCGGGCAGCCACCAGGGCAGGGAACCGGCTGAACCGGGACAACAGCGGGCGAATCACGGGGATCGGCCGCGATGGGGCCACGGTGCGGGGCGGGCGGATCAGAACGGCCAAGGGGAACCGCCGGGCAACGCAGATCGCTTCCATGCGGCCGGCCGGATTCCGCTCGGGCACGATCGCCAAAGGTGGCCGGGGCGTGCGCGGGAGCGTGGCGCGGAGCCTGGCGGCGGTGCGGGCGGCTGGGGGGCGGAAAGCGGTAGGCCTCTCCCGTGCTCGCCCTGGACAGCAACAGCGAGCCATGCAGCGAGCGCAGGCAAACGAGAAGCGGCTCCAAGGCCCGGCAATGAAAGGGACCGGGCTCAGGACAAGGGCCGGGGTTGGCTATGCGGTCGCCAAGGGAGCACAGGGCTACTACAGCGGCTCCATGCCAAGACGAAAGGCTACATTCTCGCCGCTTACTGGGTCTATGGATAAAAAGGCGCTGGCGGCGCGTCGTAAGCAGGTTGTTGATAACAACAAGCCGCAGAAAGGCAAGGCGGCGGCTGGCCTCTCCCGTGCTCGCCCCGGACAGGAACAGCGGGCCATGCAGCGTGTTGGCGGCGCCGGAACCGTCCTGCAGAGGCGGGACAACGCAGAGGCGCAGCGGGTTGCGGCAAGCGGTGGCCGCCGCACCTCAAGAAAAGAGGCAATCAACAGGCGCATGTACAACTCAATCACCACAGCAATTCGCGCTCGGTATGCCATTGATAATCCCGGCAAACAAAGGCGCTACAGCACAGTCAAGAATCCCGGCCCCGCTGGGGTAAGCGCGTTGACCACGAAGGCGCCGAGACTGACGGCCAAGGCGTCACAGCCCAGCCCTCAGACCCGCGCCAAGCGGCCCGCCAGCACGGTGCGCAAGCCCTCTGGGCTTAAGCCTGGGGCGTTGGCGGCGAGGCAACAACCGCAGAAGCCATCCAAAAAGCCCGTGAACAAGGCGCAGCGGGCCTACCTCGACGCCAGAAGCAACGCACGCGACCGCAACAGGGATCTCCGAGGGGCCGACGCAGGCTCACGGCGCATGGCCAACTCGGCGGCAGCCGTGCTCAGGAACATGGAGCGCAGGCGGTCCACTGCGGTGCCCAAGGCCCCTGCTGATTCGCCTCGCGCCAAGCAGCAACAGAGGCAGGCCGCAAGGGTCCAACGGGCAAACAGCAACAGCCGGGCGGCATGGGCTCGGGAAGCTGACGGCCCCAACAGCAAGGCCAGCCGTAGCGCAACCGTCGCCAGGCGGGCCCAGCAGATTTACGCCGGCAAGGTTGACCCCAAGGCCAAGACGAAATCGAGGCTGACCAAAACCCGCGACCCTGAGGTGCTTCGCAAGCGGATCGCCAAGATCAAGGACAACACGGCGAGGGCTGCGGCGAAGGGAGTGGCCAAAGCCGCCAAGGCCTCCGCCAAGCCCGCCAAGCCAGCACGGGCGCGGCGCTCAAAGCCTGATCTGAGTCAAGGCTCATTTGAGCGCCGTGCTCGCGCCACTGAGAAGCGTGCAAAAGCCGCTGAGCGTGTTGTGTCAACTGTTGATCGCTTTAACCCCGCCAATCGCAGGTTGGTAAATCGTGCCAATTCGCTCCGATCTGCGGCGGACAGTTATGCGTACTATGCACGGAGAGGCAAGAACGATCCTGACTTTTCAGCCGCTGATCTCTTTAAGGGAAGAAGCAGGGGCTCTACCGCTCCAAGGCTGACGCGCAGCGAAAAAGCGGCTGCCACTCGCCGTGCAAAAGCTGATAAGCGCTTCCGCGAGAACGTCCGCAGGATGGAGCAAGATCGCCGCCGCTAATGCCCCTCCCCACCACCACCTTGGCCCTGTTCGACCTCTTGGCGGCCGACACGGTGCTCACCCCCCTCCTGGGGGTCCACGTGCTCGAAGGCGGTGCCACCCGCCGCGCCCTGGCCCACTTCTGGCCAAAGGAGACGATCGAGCCCACCACGCAGCCTGCAGGGGTGGAGATCGTGGTCTGGCGCTCGCCCATGGGCACGGCCACCACGCAAGCCCAGACCGGGGAGGTGGACACCAGGCCCACCTTCCGCCTGTCGGTGACCCAGTGGGAGCCCCCAACCGCCGGGGGCGCCTGCAATCAGCTCGCCGTGCTGAACCGCCTCCTGCAGCTCCTGCCGGGGGCCAATGCCTCGGACGTGACCATCGATGGGCTCACCACGGGCCTGCAGCAGCACTCGGTCACCTGGACCTGTCCGGTGGCGGTGCTGCAGAAGGGGTGAGGGTCTTGCGGTTCAGCAGCTCCCGCTTGATCAGCTCCCTGGCCCAAATGGCCATGGGCACATCAAAATCAGCGCAATGACTGCGGATTTCTTCGTATAAATCGGGCTTGCATGATATCTGTAGTAGGCGACGGCGATCTTTTGTCATTCAGCCAGAGCGTTAGCGTGAATTGCCTCGGAGGCATGAATTAGGGTTGGCATTGGCGGGAAAGATTGGACCTTAAATACTTTGAGCCTTTGCCCAGTGGCCCGAGCGTTAAACAATTTAATGTAATCAGCCAGGCGAGCTTGCGCACTGCATCTTTTGTCGCCAATGCCGGAAATCATTTTTGTCCTGTAAACCAAAATTGGATCGTGAGGTTTAAGGCCAGCGCCATCCCGTAGGGTGCTTGCAAAATCCTCAATAAACTCTTTGCTATAATTTGCGTGAACCATGGCAAGATACGCTAAGCACGCCATTGGGCTGGGAACCACGATATTTTTAAGCCTAAACGACGCAGCAATACGAGCTGCACACTGCCAGTTCTCTCTGTCTTTATTGTATTCGGCTATTGTTGCCGTATTCGTTCCTACTTGGCTTTTTTGCGCGGTTCTCCAAACAAGCTCTGGACTGAGTTGGTAGCAAATGTAAAGCCTGATTGCGGAAGCCAAGTGAACCGTGTTGGCAACTCCAATAATGGACAGCGCATCAGATGCTGTACGTGTGCGACCAGTATCAAGAACCAAAAACGTTTCGTCTGGCATGTCAGAGGCAACTAGCATGGTTGCCGGTATGCCCGTGTTGACGATCGCGGTTAGACGATGCTGTCCGTCAAGCAATTTACCGGAAGAACCGATGGCAATTCCTTGATGAGTGAGCTGAAACTCACCCCGACGCAACTGCTCCTCAAAAAAGCTGATATTGCCGCTTACCAGGTTTCTATTGTTGTTGTTTGCCTGCAATAGCCTAGCCGCTTCGCTAGGCGAAATCTGGCGAACTTCAAGGCGCATGAAAGAATACCGGCAACCAAGGCCGGGAGATACGACGTGATCCCAGCCGATGGCCAGGAGCGGGACCGGGTTGCGGCCGGTCTTGTTCCGCATGGTTCAGATCATACAGTGCAAATCAAGACAGGGGCGGCTTCCGGTCGTCCGGGAAAACTGCGGCTGTAGCGCGGCGCGGCTCGGGTGGCTGATCTCCAGGTTTCACTGGCCCTCCTGCTGGAAAACGAGGCGGAGCTGGCCCGTGCCCTGGAGGCGGCCGGCGGGAAGGTCGGGCGGGACTTCGGCAATCGGCTCAGCGGTGAGGCGAAGAAGGCGTTTGACGAGCTGATAGCGCAGGCGGAGAAGGCCGCCAAGGAGGTGGGGGTCCAGTTCAGCCGGCAGGATCTGCGATTCCGCGACCAAAAGGGCAAGTTCCTCTCTGACGACGCGATCCGCCAGCTCCAGCAGGCGAACAAGGGCTTCGATGAGGCCGTGCAGGGGCTCGGCCGCCTCCGGTCGGCCTTAGGCGAAACCAGCCGCGAGGGGACTCGCAGCATGAACCTGCTGGAGGCCGCCGTCACCGGTGTGGCCGTCAGCCTCACGAGCAAGCTCACCGACGCCGCCGGCAGTGCCCTGGGCAGCGTGCGGGGATTGGTTCGGGGGTTCCTGGAGCTGGACGGTGAGCTGCGCCTGGCTGCCGCCGCCGCGGGGGAGACGGGCGGCTACCAGCGCCTCAGTCAGATCGTGGATCAGGTGGGCATCGATGCGGCCGGCACCACGAAACAGGTGGCGGAGCTCGCCACGTCCCTCGTGCGGGCCGGCTTCAGTGTGTCGGAGGTGGAGGGAGCCCTGGCCGGCGTGGTCCGTGGCGCCGAGGCCACGGGCACCGGGTTTGAGAGCTTCGGGAACATCGTGGGCAACACCCTGCGCGGGTTCGGCCTGGAGGTGGATCAAACCGCCCGCGTGGTGGACGTTATTACAAAAACGGTCAACGCCAGTAACGCCTCAGTTGAGGGATTGGGCTATACGTTCCAGTACACCGCGCCAATCGCCAAGGCTTTGGGTGTGAGCCTGGAGGACGTGGCCAGCGCAACGGGCTTGATGGCCAACGCGGGCATACAAGGCAGCGTGGCCGGCACTGGCCTGCGCACTTTCTTGGAGAAGATTCAGCAGGCATCAAAAGGCGCATCGCCAGAGGTGCTAGGGCTTTCCCGTGGCTCTGAGCGACTACAGAAGGTGATGGCCATGCTCGGCGCCACTGTTGTGGATTCAAGCGGGAAACTGATAGGTCTTGAGCAAGTTTTCCTGCAGCTAAAGGCTGGTATGGACAAATTAAGTCAAGCCGACAAAGTGCAATTATCTAATGTTTTGTTTGGCGACGAGGCATCGTCAAAGGTTATGGCGATAACCAATCAAAGTACGACAAGCATCTCAAAGATGTTTCGCGAGATTTACAACAGCAAAGGCGCCACCGATACCGCTCGCACCGCCATGAGCGGCTTGGGCCTGGAAATCCAGCAGCTCACCGGCACCATGGACAGCCTCCGCAACAACATCGGCGGGGTGATGGCGGCAGGCCTCCGGCCCCTGGTGGGGGCGGCCAACGCTGCCGTGGGCGCCGTGTCCGCCCTGCCCAAGCCGGTGAAGGACACCGGGGCGGCGCTGATCGCCTTGGGGATCGCCTCCACCGGGGCGGCAATCAGCATCGCCGCGCTGAATCTCGTGCTGGCCCAGACCGGTGGGCTCGCAGGGCTGGCGGCAGCGGCAAGGCTGGCCGGGGTGGCAGTGGCCGGGGTCGGGGGGAATCTTGTGGTTGTGGCTGCTGCTGCCGCCGGTATCGCCCTGCTGACCGGCCGCTTCAGCGAGATGGACGCCACCACCAAGACCCTTGTGCAGACCACGATCGCGCTCGGGGCCGGGATCTTGGTGTTCCGCGGTATCGCCGCCGCCGCTGGGGTTGCAGCGGCTGGCCTGGGCTTCCTGAACATTCAGCTCGGCCGAACAGCCGTGCTCACCACCCTGGCATCTGGGGCCGCAAAGGGCGGATGGTTTGTGGGACTGGTTGGCGCCGCCGCAGCCGCTGCAACGGTCTACGGGGTGCTCAACACCAACATCCAAGTGACCGGCCAGGAAACCGAAGCCCTCAGCGGCAAGGCCCGCGAGCTGAAAGAGCAGATTGCGCAGCTACAGAAGGAGATCGCAGACGGCAAGAAGCTCGGGATTGATACCAAGGACAACGAAAAGCGAGTCGAAGAACTGCAGATGAAGCTCAGAGAAATTGAAAAACCGTTGGAGCTTAAGCTAAGCATAGAAAAAACGAAAGCAGAGATTGGGACTCTTAAGAAAGAGTTGGAAAAGTTGAATGAAAACGACAGCCAGCGCCCCAAGGCTGAGGCTCAACTCAGCGCAGCCAATCGCTGGATGGCAATTCTGCAACAGCTTGACAAAGGCTCAAAAGTTACCGACATGTCGCAGGGGGTGCAAGAGGGGATTGAGATGTTGGCTCGATACAAGGAAGTAGCTGAAAAGCTAATGCAAAGGCGTCTTGCAATTCCAGCGGACGTAAAGTTTGACGCAGAGCGCAGCACGATTGACAAGCAGATGGACGCAATACAGCGCCGCATTGATCTGACCAAAATAGCGATGCAGGTCTATGTCAACAAAGACGAGACGCTTAAGCAGATTGGCAAGCTGCAGGGCGAAATAGCCGTAGCGCTTTCTAAAGGCGTGAATCCAGCCGCGTTAAGGGATCAACTGCTGCCGCTGCAAATACAAATAGGCAGACTTGACCAAGAGCGGGCAAAGGTAATTAAAGACATTGCGGCACTAAGCAATGAGCAATACACCGCAGACGGCAAGCGGGTGCTCACCGCAAAGGAGCAACTGGAGGCGGCAAGGGGTCAGCTCACTGTTGAGCAGGCCCGCGCCAGCCTGGCCGACAAGATCGCGGGGCAGGACACCGCTCGCCTGCGGGCCATCCAACAGGTGGCCGATGCCTACGTGAACCTCGCCAACGCTCAGGCAGCCCTCACGCAATCAGGCTTTGACGTGGAGCGGAGCCGCAACAGCAACCGCCTCAGCCTGGCCGAGAGGGAGCTGCAGTTCCTGCGGGAGCGCGGGGCCAGCACCGGGGCCATTCAGGCGGCAGAGCAGCGGATTGCGGCCATCAAGCGAGACGGAGAGGGGATTGAGTACCGCAGCATGCAGGCCAGCATTGAGGCCACAGCCCAGCGCTTTGAGATGGAGCGCAAGGTGCTTGCGTTGAAGCAGGCAATGCAGGTACTGGAGCAGCAAAGCGCCGTTCGTGCCACTGAAAGAGCGCTACTGCAGGAGCGCTCTCAATTAGTGGAACTGAAGCGCAAGCTAGTTGATCCGCAAACTACGCCGCAGGAAAAGCCCTACCTTAATGATTTAGTCAGGCTTCAGAACCAATCCATTGAAGCCACCAAGTCTCAACTTGATTTTGACCGCCAACGGCTAACCAACCTGCCCCTTCTCTTGGGACTGGAGCAGCAGGCACAGGAGGCTCAGCGCGGGACCGTCGCCAACCAGCAGCGAGCCGCCGCAGCGGGCAAGGGCTGGGAGGAGAGCCTGGGCGGGGCGCTGGCCAAGGTGGACTTGGCCGCCGCTGGCGTGGACCGGCTTCAGAAGGTGCTGGTGGGGACCATCCAAGGGGGGAACGGCCCGGTGGAGAGGATCTACGCCGTGTCGTCAGAGCTCCCGAAGCCACTGCAGAACGCAACCGACGCGGTCAAGCAGCTCGGCGATGCGTTTGCGGTAGCCAACCAGCAAGCCGAGCCCCTGCTGCAAACCGTCTCCCGCCTCGCCAGGGCCCCTGCTGCTCGCTGGGCCGGTGGCGGGGTGGAGCCGGGCACCAGCTATCAGGTCAACGAACTGGGCACCGAGAGCTTCCTCTCGCGCTCGGGCGCCCTGTCGCTGATCCATGCCCCGGCCTACGGCTCCTGGAGCCCTCCATCGGCCGGCATGGTGCTCCCTGCAGGGCTGACCGCCCGCCTTGGCGCCATGGGCGCCTTCACTGGCGGCGCCCCGGCGCCCGTACTGGCAGGCATGGCCCCTGCTGTTGGGGGCGGCGGTGCGGCCTCGCAGGCGGCAGCCCTGGGGCGCCTTCAGCGCTCGATTGATGCACTGGAGGCCACCATGCGCACGCATCGCCCTGAGCTCACCGTCAACCTGCCGGGCAATGCCGGGCTCCTCCACACCCTCCAGAGCCTCCGATGATCACCCTCTCCTACGGCGGAACCTCCTACACCTTCCCGAACCTCACGGAGCACCCGTTTGGCTACGACGAGGTGGACGTGCGCCGCGGCAGGGCCGCCCGGCGGTGGGCGCTCTCGGGCATCGTGAACCGCGAGGATGGGGCCACGATCGCGAGCCTCTACGACGCCTGGAACGCGGTGCGTCTGCTGGAGGACGACCCGATCCGCACTGGCGTGGTGGGGGCCACCGTGAGCCTCACCGGTGCAGCGCCGGGGTTTGCGTGGGCCTCGGCGGTGCCGTGCTGGTTCGCGTCGGCCCCCTCAATCGCCATGGCCGGCATGTTCTGCCGGGCGGGCCTCACCCTTGTGGATGCGGCGCAATCTCTGGCGATCCTGCTACGGGCTGGCGAGGAGGAAGCGGAGCAGGCCGCACAGCTCAGCCTGGGCACCCTGACCTTCGGGACCGCCGTGGTGAACCTCACCGCCCGCCCCGATGGCTTCGCCGATCTGCCGGCCCTGGCGCTCACCCCCGCCGGCAAGCACGTGATCACCGGGCCGCTTGCCGTCACGCAGACGCGCCGGGTTCAGGGGTGGGTGACGGCTGCAAACCTCGCCCTGCTGGAGACGTGGGTGAGCACCACCACCGCAGCCAGCCCCTCCACCGGGGGATGGTTTCCGACCGAGTGGAGCGAGCCGGTGGCCCGGCGCCGCGCTGACGCCGGCACGATCGGCACCTACTACGACGTTTCCTTCGCCGTGAGCCGGATCCGATGAGCGTTGACACCCGCGCCTACGCCTGGTGCAACCTGGGCCCCCTGGCTGATGGCGCCAGCAGCATCGCCGACAGCCACGTGCAGGGCTCCGGGGTGATCACCACCAAGGGCACCATCAACCTGGCGGGCATCGTTCGGCCAGCGCCTGGCGCCGTGGTGGAACTGGCCTACTCCGATGGGCAGAACTGGATCGCCAGAATCCCCCGGCGGCTGCGGGTGCTTTCCAGCTTCGCCAACCCGCTCGGCGGCAAGACGACCTCGATCAGCGTCGGCTGCGACCTGGCCTATTACGAGGCCCGCAAGCAGCCACCCGACAGCCTCACCGCCCGCCAAGCCAACCCAGACACGCCGGAATCGGTCTGGAGGGCCGCAGCGCCTGCGATCCCGGCAAGCTGGCTGGTGGGGCAGATCCTGAGCGCCCTGGGGCTTTCGGTCAGTGGATCCATCCCGCTCACCAACCAGTACACGCGGCAGGAGTTTGATCTGACGGCAGGCTATGTGGAGGAACTGGGCAAGCTGGCAGCCTCAGAGGGCTACGCCGTGCGGATGACCACGGCGGGGCTGGTGGAGTTTGTCAGCAAGGACGTGTCCCTTGGCCGCAGTGTGCTCATCACTGAAGATGATCTGATTGATCTTAACCCGATCAATACAGGCGATCTGGCGGGTGATTCGGTCTTTGCGAAATACAGCAGCCTTAAGCTCACGGCGCCAGACAACCCTAGCGACAATGAGTTGCAAAAGCGCAACTGGGAGCGAGAGGAGAGCATCAGCGCACCACAGCAATACGTGCATCAGTGGACCGAGTACCGCAAAACGCCTGTCTACGATGAAAACGGCAACCCAACCTACAGGCAGCGCAAAGATGCCAACGGCAAGCCGGTATTTTATGTGCTTGGAAGTTCCATAGAAAACGGGATTGAGACGACAATCCTAGGCGGCGCCGTATTGGATCAGGTTTTCGAGATTAAAGCGTTTCAATTCAAGCAAATCATAGGCTACATCACAAGGACAACAACGGAAACCACCTACGACGCATGGGATCGGGTTTCAATTCGCAAGACCTCAACGTATGGACTCTGGGGGCTGGAATACAGCGAAACTGTTTATGAGTACAAAATGACCGCCGCTCTTGGCCCGCAAAGCAAGCCCGATGACTATTCCGAAGTGCTGGCCGAACGGACAAAAGAATGGACCCCAGATGGCCCCCTTAGAGCATCTGTAGGCTATCAACAGTCTTACTATGATCTTCGCGGACCCTACCTCGGCTTTCAGTATGTATCAAGCTATCGAGAAACAGAATACACAAGGAACAAGGCTAGCGGAATTACTAAAACGGTGACTACCTCGCTGGTGCCGTTCATCAATACCACCGATGGCTCAGAAACCATTTCCCGCTTGCGTGATGCCGGCAATCAGGTTGACGGCAGCCGACTCGCCTACATCCTTGCGCTTGCAAAACAGCTTGTCAGCGCGGGCTCGGAAACCCGGATTCGCACCGAGCGAGAGTTTGGCCTGCAGAAGCGCCCCAGCGAGGCCGAGCGCACCGCCAGCGCCAACGCAAAGGCCCCCACGGTGGAAACCACGGCCCAGACCACTTGGGCGGTTGGCTCTGCAGCAACGCAAACCAGCGTTGAGCTGAGCCCTCCCTATGTTTCGGACGATCGGATCATTCGCAGCGGCAGCGCCTACACGGTGATCAAGTCGGACGCCGACCAGAAGGCGCTGAACTATGCCCGCATCGAGAATCGGCTTTTGCTTGGCCATCGCAATGGGGTCGGCCTGCAACTGCTGCCCGAAATGCTGCCGCCGGGTGGGATCGGGCTGGTGTTCATCCGCCTCAACGGCTGCACCGCTGCATTCCTGGTCAACGGCACCACCTTCAACCTGGACCCCCAGGGTGTGACGGCCACCACCGATGCCCTGTTTTGGGGGGCGGTTGATGGCGCCGTGGCCGATGCGTGGTTTCCGCTGCCCCCTGGCGCGTCGTCACTCCCTGCCCCTGTCGCGATCACCACCAACGCCTCCCCGCAGCCGGCCAACGCCATCGCCATCCCGAGCGGCTTCTCATTCACCGATCCGAACCTGACCAGCCTGTTTGCCTCCCTGCCCACAGCCACGGCCCCGGTATTCCCTCGAACGGTTCAGCCGGGTGTGCTGATCAAGCCCTACACCGAAACCCTGGAGCTCGCTGCGGGCGGCGGCGGTGGCGCCTTTGTGACCACGCTGCCTTGGGCACCGCAGACCGTTGAGCTGACCGTTGGAGCCGGCGGCGGGGCGTTTGCCAGCATCACGCGGCGACTGGTGGCCGGCGGCGGTGCCGGGGCGTTTGCCAGTGTCTCAAGCGCCATAACACTTCTTGCTGGTGGTGGTGGCGGGGTGATCGCGGAGGTTCAGCAAGGCGGGGGGCCAATGCTTGCCTTCAGCGGCGGAACATCGCTGGCCTGGGATAACGACAACGTGTACGCCTACGGGTTCAGCTTTACGCTTGCATCGGCCAAGCAGATCAAAGCGGTTGGCTTCTACGATGCCGGCGGCAACGGCCTTGCCTATTCGTTTGCCGTTTCACTTGTCAGTGGCTGGGGGAGTTCTGTTACCACTGCCACATTCCCTTTCATCACGACAGCCAACGGTTACAGCGTGATCGTCCCCAGCGGCACCGCTGCTGCATTGGATGGAGTTTGGCGCAAGGTCACGATTGGCAACGGGGCAACACTCGCCGCGGGAACCTATGCCGTCGTCGCTACAGTTGACTCGGGGAGCGGAACCTTTGACGCGATGATCAAAAATGCAAGCACTGTTACACCATTGCCGGGTGTCACAATCAATGGGCCGTTTGGGTATGACTTTAACGACGACGTGATCAACACAAGCGGCGACACAAGCGGCTATTTTGGCCCGGTGCTGTTCTTCTGACCCAAACCGGGAAAACTGCAGCAGATCAAGTGATCCGCCATGCCTGCGATGACCCAGACCCCGTATGAAGCGGGGCGCATGTTCGCCAATGACTACGCCGGCAAGCGTGCCCGGCTGTGCCTGGCCAACAACACCGGATCGCTGGGGCTGACCAGCACCACGGCGCAGTGGGATGCGGCCGAGATCAGCGGCAACGGCTATGCACGGGTTGAATGGACAATCCCCTCAGGCAGCTACAACAGCACCACCGAGCGCTTTGAGGTGGCCGCCCAGGCTGCCGCCTTCACGGCCTCCTCGGGCGGCAGCGGGCTGAGCTGGAACACGGCCTATCTGGTGATCGGCACCATCTCTGGCGGCGTGACCACCTGGGGCACTGGGGTGAGCTACATCCTGGTGGAATCGCCCACCGTGGCATTGAGCCCAGGCGAGCCGAGAACCTACAACACGACCATCTTTACTGACGGATTCCTGGTGGCGAGCTGATGGCCGGTAGGGTTAACCTGAATGTGCCGCCGCGGCTGATTGAATCGGCCAGAGCGGCGCAGTACGCCAATCGAGAGGTGCAGAGCGCAGCGGAGCAGGCGCGGCGGCTGCGCGGCAGGGTTCAGCAGCGGCAGGAGGCAGCGAAGCGAGCGCAGCCCCAGGCGCAGACGGCAGACGGGCGAGGCGGGGTCTTTGATGCTGCAGCGATCAAGCGGGCCCCGAGGATCTGGAGGAAGCGGCGACCGTTGACGGGATACAAATACGGCGCGGCGTATCTAGTCAATTATCCGCAAGCAGATTACAGGCAGCACGTGTTTCGTATTTACGCCCCAAATGGAACCGCCTACGCCAGCGTCAACTCGTCACACGAGAATCTTGTTCCGACACCTTCGGGCAATCACCTTTACTTTGGACCCCCTTTCTTTAATTTCGATGATGACACAATGTTTTATCAGTTTAGTGTCACTGGGTGGCTTCCAGGCAGTTTAGTCCCTTCATCTGTTTATCGAGCACAGGCCACCAACTGGACAATTCTTCCAGCGGGAAACGGCAGTGTTGTTTTAGTCTTTTCTCATTACACTGCATGGACTGACTTTTACTTTACGCCAATAGTGGTCAACAATCAATCAGCAGAAGATGCAACCCTAGGTGTCAACGGTAGCGATCTTGCATTAACGCAAAAAGCCTTTCTTGTGTCCAGCAGCGCTGTCAAGGAAATAGCGGTAGGAGCGGGATTTAGGGCTTTTACGGAGGGCGCTTTGCTGCCAATAGTGTGGCATGAATGGGACACGTACAACAAGGGCCCCCTGCCGTCAACGGGCGCCATTAAGTTTTCGGGTAGACTGCGATTACCCGAAGCCAGCCTTTCAGGCAGGACTTTGGCTGTTGCTCCGTGTCCAGGCGGCAAGCCATTTGCAGGTGGCTACGGAGGTAAAACATTTGAGCCTTACGATCGGGCGCGTGATTACTACACTACGATTAGATTTGGCGACCTAGACTCTGGGGGTATTGCCCCCCTGTACGGCTTCGGTCCCGGCATTTATAGCTACTTGGCAAACCCTGCCGCAGCCAATGCAGCCGTTGACGCGGCAGGCACCGGGCCATGGGCAAAGCAGGCTGCAGCGGAACAATTTATTGGGGACAACTTGTTGCCCAATGGCAGCCTTGCCGACTCGTCAATCAATCCTAAGCGATCCCTGCTTTACACCGGCGCCTTCCCGCCCGTTGGCCGAACCTATGGCACTATGTCTCAATTTAACGATGTTTTCCCAAGTACTCCTCCATTGATTTACAACCGAGCACCTGATCTTCTTAGGTACAATTTAATCCCTAATAACGGAGCGGAGGACTCGCTCTGGGAAACTCAGGACGAGGAAGCGGAAGACAGCGTTCTGTATCGCACACCTTTTTCAGGCGGATTTGCACGCCCAGACCTTAGGTCGCCCCCTGGCTTTGATAGCGGCACTTACACCACCCCCATCCTGTTCTGGGACTGGGACAACCCCGATTACTGCCGTCGCCAACTTCTGAACCTAGGTTTCAGCGAGGCTGATCTGACGCCATGACCAGCGCCCCCACCCCACCCCTGATCCAAACCGCACAGCTCGTGGCACTGGCCAACCGGCAGCGGCTGCTGCAGCGCCAGGCAGAGGAACGGGCCATCGCCAAGGCCGTGGCGCAGGCCCTGAAGGGCTGAGGTAGCAAACCGGGAAAACTGCGGGGCAACTTGCACCGGCGGAGCGATTCCCCGGCAACGCATGAAACGGACCCTGATTGATCAGCTCCTCGGGACTGCTGGCGAATGGCTGCGGCCATGGCCCACCGTGGACCCCGACCCCGCAGGCGCGGGTGATGGCGGCGGCGGCACCTCCACCGAGGAAGTGGACGCGGACGACCCGAGCCTGGGGGAGGCCGGGCAAAAGGCCCTGCGGCAGGAGCGCGAGATCCGCAAGGGCCTACAGCGCGAGCTTGCGCAGCTAACGGCCCAGCTTGCCACCGTCAAAGATCTCAACCCCGAGGCGTACAGGGCCGCCCAAGACAAAGCCAACGATCTACAGCGCGAACTGGAGCGGCGAGAGCAGGCCACTGCCGCTGCAACGCAACGGATCGAGACCAAGGCACAGGAGCAGGTTCGCTCCGCCAAGGCGGAAGCAGCGACCGAGAAGGCCCGCCGGATCGCCCTGGAAGTCCGCACCCTGGCCCGCGGGGTGTTCTCGGCCGCCGAGGGCCGCGATGGTGCCGACGCCGCCGGGCTGTCGTTCTTTGACGCATGGATGGAGTTTCAAGGCCGCCGCCATTTCCGGGTGGATGAGGCCACGGGAAAGCTGTTTGTGGTGGATAGCGACGGGGACCGAGTGAAGTCCGCCGAGGGCGCCGACGTGGACCCTGTGGTTTGGCTCAACCAGCAGGCCGACAACTCCGCCGTGGTCGGCACCTTCTTCAAGCCCAAGGGCGGCGAGGGCTCCGGCGGTCTGGTGGGCGCTCGCGGTGTTCGAGGTGTCCACGCCCGCTCCGTGGAGGCAGCCCGCGCCACCTCTGGCAGCGCGTTCCTGTCGGAGCACTACGGCAACTGAGGCGGGCCGGGAAAACTGCGGGTGATCCAAGGCGCGATGCCTGCGGATCACTCGCCACCGGCGCGATGCCAGGGCACTGACCACCACCAGCACGGACGACCACCAACGCACGGCGCGATGCCAAGCCGAGGCCCTGCCCCTGTCTGGATCTGCAACTTCCTTTAACCCTTCCGCATTTTCGACCCGTGGCAAGCACCACTCTTTGGGAGCAATTTGCGCTCCGCACTCAAGCCAACGCCTCCGGCCTGGAGCTTGGCGTTCGCGCCATCCTCAACACCGGCGAGCTCGCCCCTGTGATCCCCTGGGTCAACACCGAGGGCGGGGCCTACGTCTACGCCATGGACGACGAGCTGCCCGATTCGCAGCCTCGCCTGTTCGATGAGGCCAACGACGACACCCAAGGCAGCACCGTCACCGAAGCCGAAGTCCTCAAGATTTACGGCAAGGACATCAAGACGGACAGCAGCAAGATCGCCCTGTTCGGTGCCAACGCCCACGCACGCCAGATCGAGGCCTCGGCTCGCGCTCTGCGCATGACGATTGAGCGTGATTTCGTTCGGGGTGATTCCAGCCAGTCCAACGGCCGACAGATGGATGGCCTTCGCAAGAAGATCACCGTTGGATCGTCCCAGGCCATCGCCAACCACGCCTCTGGCGCTGGCTTGAGCTTTGCCGCCCTGGACGACCTGATCGATGCTGTGGACGGCCCCAACAGCATGAAGCGGTTGGTGATGGGCAAGAAAATGGCCCTGCGGTTCAATGCTGCCTCCCGCGCCGTTGGCGTTTCCGGCACCGTTGATTTCAAGCTCAACGAGCTTGGCCGTTCGGTCATGTTCTACGGCGATGTGGAGATCATCCGCACCGACGTGGACAGCAAGAACGTCGCGATCCAAGGCTTTGATGAGGGCTCCAGCTCTAACACGACGAGCATTTATTGCGTGTCGATGGGCGAGGGCCTTGTGTCCGGTGTTCAGGGCCCGTCCCTGACCGCTGATGGCACCGTTCAGCCCGGCCTGACGATCTACGACGTGGGCGAGAGCACCACCACCCCAACCCGGATCACCCGGATCTCCTGGCACGCCGCCATGGTGATTGAGAACAAGCGGGCCGCCGCTCGCCTTTACAACATCACCAACGCCGCGATTACTGCCTGATTCGTTCATTCCTGCCCTTCATTCCCCTTTTGACCCATGCCTAAGGCAACTGGCCTTGCAGCCCGCAAGGCATTCTTCATCGATCGCGATTCCGTCCTCCTCGGCGCCGTGCGTGCTGGCGAGGGGGTCGCGGCCGAAACCCGCACCGGGGCCGCCCGTCTCCTGCCGTTCAAGCTCAACACCTGCGATTTTTTCAAGATCGTGGCCGTGGGCGCCCTCAGCAATGCTGCTGGCGGTTACCACATTGAGGTGGCCCACGTGCCTGCCGGCGGTGTTGTCGGCGATGCCAACCCGTCCGGTTATTCCCGGATCGGCAGCATCGTGTTCAGCGGCACCGATCAAACTGAGGTCGGCTTCTCCGGCGCTCAGATTGAGGCCATCGTGAAAGCTGCGGCTTCTCCCTCGATCACCGGCGATGTTCGCGTGGTGGCCCTGCGGCTTGTCGCTGGCCCCGGCGGTGCCGGCAACCTGGCGGCCCCCGCCAATGCCACCGGCGCCACGATCCACGTTCAGCGCGGCTGATCGCCCTGCTGTGTCCTGGGGGAGGCTTCGGCCTCCCCTTTCCCATTGGAACCCAACCCATGGCCCACCTTGCGCTTTACAGCTTCTCGCCCGGCATGACGCCGGAGCAGCAGCAGGCCCTGATCAGCGGCGAGCGGCAACCCGAGGAGGTCGCCGAGCACCTGGCTGCCCAACCCGAGGAGGAGGCGGCTCCGGCTGACGCCCCAGCAGAGGCAGCACCGGCCAAACCGCGGCGCAGGGCCCGCACCGATCGCGGCGCCTTTCGTGGCGACGACCCGGCCACGCCCGAGGTGAACGAGGCCTATGAGGCTGACCGGGAAAACTGACGGCAGAGAGGTTGACCGATGGCCTGGGTTGAAGGCGAAGCCGTAAAGCTGGAGCAAGGGCTCGATGGCTTGGTCACGTTTGAGCTGTTCGCAAACACCGCCCTAACTCAACCTTGGCCGTTTCCATCGTGGGACGTTAATGCGGTGCTGAGCGATGAGAAGCAGCGCACCAGTTACACCCTGACCACGATTGTTGATGCGTTGAATGGAAATATCAAGGTGATAATCCCCGAAGCGATCGTCAACAGTCTCAAGACCACAAAGACGTGGTTCTTGAATGTGCTGATGGTGGCCCCTGGCAACACGCAGGCCGATGACCACCACCTGGCCTACCTGCCTGTGACCGTGGCCGCTCGCCCCGCCCGGAGGGATCCATGACTTGTCCCACCGTCATTCGCGTCACAACCGGTACCGGGCCGCCGGGGATCGGGCTGCCTGCTGGGACTGGTGATGCAGGGAAGTTCGTTCGGAAGGCGGGCACCACGGCCTACGCCTACGAACTGGTAACCCCCGATCAGGTTGGACTGCCGCAGGGGCTGAGCAACACCAGTTCACCCACGTTCGCCGGGTTGACGCTCTCGGGGCAGGCCTCCCCGGTGGTGCGCCTGGTCGTGGTTGGCGCCAACGGCCAACTGGTCAGCTTGGCCATCGGCACCAATCTGGCGATTGTTGACGGGGCCTTAGTTGCAGCAGGTGGCAGCGGAGGCAGCGGCGGGTATCCGTCGCTGACGATGCCCACCGGCTTCTCGGTCGCAGGAAACACCTCAGCCTCGCTGGTGGTGACGTTTGCAACGGGCTATTCACTGCCGAACAACACCCGGCAAGGGTTGTGGGATACCGCCTACAGCGAGCGGCTGTACTGGGACGGCTCTAGCACGGGCCTGAACGCAACGACCGCCCGCGCCAGCCTGGCGCTGGGATCGGCCGCTACATCGGCCACAACTGATTTTGCTTCGGCAGCGCAGGGAGCCCTGGCCGCCACGGCGGTGCAGCCTGCGGCTCTGACGGCGGGGCTGGCCGGCAAAGCGGATCTGGTGGGCGGCCTGGTGCCTACCAGCCAGATCCCCGCCATTGCCCTGGTTCAGTACCTGGGCCAGGCGGCAAATCAGGCCGCAATGCTTGCGCTTCGCGGGCAAGGCGGTGACTGGTGTATCCGTACTGACTCCAGTACAGAATGGGTAATTGTTGCCAATAATGGCGCAACTCTTTCTGACTGGATTCAACTTCCTAATGGCATTTCGCCAGTTAGCTCGATCAACGGTCAGACTGGCGCCGTCACACTGGGAACCGGGGATCTCGGGGAGTCTGGCGGCAATCTGTTCTTTACCGCATCCCGAGCGATTGGATCGGCCTTAACGGGCTTTGTTGCTGGGGCGGGAACTGTTGCCGCCACGGATTCAATCCTCCAGGCCATTAACAAGATTGTCGGCAACATTGCCAATCGGGCGCTAACTGGGCTGATCGGCTCCAGCGGGCTGACGATGAACACGAATCGCCTAATTGGCCGCAGCACGGCTGGCACAGGTGCGCCCGAAGAGATCAGCACATCCGGCGGCCTGGTGCTTGTCGGCGGTGTCCTGGTGCCCGGCGAAATTGTTAAGCTGGTGGTTTCTAATGTAGGAGAAACCGGGATAACAACCGGCAATTTCAAAAGTGAAACTCGGATAGATCGAGCCTTTGTGGTTGTTGGTGTGTGGTGGAACTGTCACCCTACAGCAATGGGCAGCGCAGCCACCAGCGATGCGCGGCCCTACATCCGCACAGGTGCCGGCACTACATCTGTCGGTACAAAAACAAACCTACTCACTACCACCAACAACGTCGCCTCACTGGCGGCCTCCGTTCACACCGTAGACGCGACCTCAAGCATTAGCGGCGGCACCTATTCCGGTTCCGCTGGTGACTGGCTTGGGGTTGATTTCATGTCTCTAGGGACCGGATCATCTGGCCACATGCTCACCTACGTCCTTCGCTACTCCTGATCATGGCTATCGTCACCAACCCCATTACCGGCGTCGAATACAATGACCTCACCGGAAACAGCATCAAGAAGTATGTTGCCGTAGAGCCTGGCGGAATTGTTCGCAACCCAAGCGGCGATCTTTGGCCTTATGGCGACGGCCTCCCGCATACTCAACCTTACGAGTACTACGAGCTAGTGCCGTTCACTTCAGCCCCCTACGATCCCGAGCTTTTCGTAGTTGACAGCGAGAACAGCGGATGGGGGTTGCACCCTGCCCGCAATGCTCAGGGCGAGTTTATAGCCGTGCCCGATGGCCACCCTAAGGGAGAATACAAATACACCGAAACCATTAAGCGCCGCAGCATAGCCGAACTAAAGGCGCTGGCCAAGGGCTATGCGGATCGCTATAACGCTCAACTGTGGCCGCAGGAAAATGGCTACACCGAAAAACTTCAGTACGCCAAAGAGCAGGTAGCCGCTAACAACAGCCTGGCGCAATTTACCAGCTTGATCGCTAGGCATGAGGCGCTACTGCAAGCATCGTTCCACAATGACGCCCGCCTAGCGCAGCTTTACAGCGAGATCGAAGCAGCCGGGGAAACCGGCGCTGTTGATTTTGTGATTGGTCAGATGGCAACTGAAGAGTTCCCAGAGGGCTGGGCCAATGGCATTGCGGAATGATGGATTACGCCTTCCACCACCCTGGATCACCCCTGCGGCCGGGAAGCCGGATCGGGAGGTGCGGCAAGTGATTATTGTTCCTAGGCGGCGGGTGGCGGCAACAGGTTGGACGCCCGCGCAGATCACCACAGCGCTGTGGCTGGACGCCAGTGACGCCGCCACCGTCGAGAGGGTTAGCGGTGCGGTTAGCCAATGGAATGACAAGAGTGGAAATAATAGAAATGTTACTCAAAGCACATCTGGGAAGCGCCCTATCTACGTCAGCGCTGGCATTAACTCCCTAAATACCATCCGATTTGACGGGATCGATGATGAGCTAATAAATACATCAATAGGGCTCCCTGTTGGATTATCCGCAAGATCGGCTTTTTGTGTTTACAAGCCAAATAGAACTAGCGGAACTCAGTCCAATGCGATATTTGGGCAGGGCGCAGCTACCAATGGCCAGATGTTTGCTCTTCAGTTTCGCGCAACGGCATCAGGCGCCCAAGGTGATCCATATTTTGCTGGATTTGCGGCAGACTTGACTAACGGAACTGCTCCTACGGCAACAGTAAAACAGGCTGCAATAGTTTTCGGAAGCGGAAGCGGGACACTTTTCAGCAATGGGTCTCAGATTGCCAGCGGGTCACTTTCGCTTGATACGACAAACAACCAAATACTGGTCGGCAATAGTCCAGCCAATGTTGAGTTTGCGCAAGCAGACATCTGCGAAATCATCTACACAGCAAACGCAGCCAGCACAACTGCCCGCCAGCTCATTGAGGGCTACATGGCCTGGAAGTGGGGACTCCAAGCCAACCTCCCCGCAGGCCACCCCTACAAATCCGCCGCCCCCACGGCCTAGCCGCCCCAGCAATTTCGTATCGGCACCCTCGCCAGACTGACCCCAACCCCCACGCCTGCCATGCCGCCTGAGCACGATGTGACGCACCGCGATCTGTGGGTGAAGCTGGCTGCACTGGTGCCCTATCTGGCGTAGAGCTTGCTGCTTCGGGAAAACTGAGGCAGAGCAAAAGACCTCTACTTGCTATGTCACGCCAAGATTGCAATGGGCATTGCTGAATCCATCGCCCTGGGGGCGCTTGTGCTGACGGCAGGGGCAACTGCCGCCTCTGGGGTCAAGGCTCTTTGGTCTATCTCCCGAGGGTTGGGCACCTTTGAAGGCAAGATTTTGGAAATCCTGGCCCGCCATGAGGGCACGCTTGATGACCACGAGGAGCGTCTCCGGGCGGGTCGGCTCTGATGAACTGCCGGGAGCTGATCAGCGGCACGGTGGCCCTGTGCTTGGGGTTGGCAGCGGCTGGCGGCTTCGGTGGAGCGATCTACTGCCAGAGCAAGGGGGGCGACTGCCTGGAGGCCTGGAAAGCGGCCATCGCCGGGGCCTTGGCGGCGGCCACCACCGGCGGAACCCTGCTGGCCCAACTGGACGGCCGGAGGCGCGATCGTGAGGGGCTGGAGGGGCCACCGCGGGGCGACGGGGGGAGAGGCTGAGGCTTGCCGCAAGGGCAAGTGATGCGCGGCCGATGCACCACCGCCAAGAAGCCATGCTGTGACAGGCTTTGTACTACGACATCCGCGA